CAGCCGTCCTTGGTGCAGGTGCAGTCGTATGGAATTACATTACTCGAGTTGTCCACAAATTGGAATATGATCGGGAACAAGACGAACGAATTACTCGTTTAGAAGAAGCTCATTCTCGTGAGATTTCCGATTTGCGAAGACATCACGATGAAGATATGGCTGCGACTCGGAAAGAGATGGCAATCATATGCAGAGGTATTCTGGCGTCATTGAAAGATGACGAGAAGGCGAAACAGTCCTCTATCAAGGAGATGGAGGACTATTTAAATACGTCTGCACACCATATTGTCGATCAAAATGGCAAACGGAAAACGAATTAAGAAGTTAAAGACTCGAAATCGAATTCTTCGAGCTTTTTACATCTTTATTGGTATATTTATCATATATACTGTCGGATTCTATTCGTACAAAGGTTGGCAATGGGATAACTTGTTCCAATATGTGTTAGGCGTTGGCGGAATCACATCAATAGCCAGCGCTGCTTTGGGACTAGCCGACAAACTTGTCGGTATTAAGCGCAAGAAGGAGGATGAAAACGATGAAGTTCGAGATGAACAACAAGGTATATGACGTCCTCAAATGGCTCGTTGTTGTTGTTCTCCCTGCTTGTTCTGTGTTGTATGCAGGACTTGCAAAAGCTTGGGGCTTCGGTTATGTAACAGAAGTCGTAACAACAATCACCGCGGTTGAACTGTTTATCGGTTCTTTGATCGGCGTTTCGACAGCTAGCTACAATAAGTCTCTTGAAGAGCCAACAAGTAAGTCGAAGGTGAAGTAAGATGATGCATTCTCGTGATCTGAAGTACTTGCGCCCCGACGTTCGTGTAAATTGTGAAACGTTTCTTCAACTCTGCAAAGACGCTGGTCTGAATGTTCTTGTGACGGAGACAGTCCGTGATGAGGAGTATCAGCGCGATCTTGTGAAGAAGGGATACGCTTCTAAGAGAGCAACAAAACCGACTTTTCATTCTGTAAAAGCTGGTTTGGCATTCGACATTTGCAAGAATGTAAAAGGACACGAGTATGACGACCCAAATTTCTTTATGAAGTGCGGGCAGATCGGTAAGCAAGTCGGATTCAGTTGGGGCGGAGATTGGACATCTTTTGTCGACCGCCCTCACTTTCAGTGGGACGCCCATAAGAAATGGACCGGCTCGATGATTTTAGCGGGGAAACTTCCCCCAGAAATGGATGAGTATATGGATCAGAGTACTTTTAACAAAATGATGGATAACTATCTGGCGCAGCGGTCTACTAAGCCCGTTGGCAATATTTTTCAGAATGCCTGGAATAGAGCCAAACAGCGTAAAATCCTGGACGGCTCAAATCCGAATGGTTTCCTGACAAGAGAGCAGTTCGCCATCGTTTTGGATCGACTTGGTTTGATCAAGTAAAATTCAAAATGGCAGAAAGGAGACCGTGAGACATGGCTATCAGTCGTAAACCGCCGTTGACGGAAGAAGCTCAAGAGAAGCATATGATTGCTCTTGCCATGGATCTTGCTGAAAAGCAGTTAAGAGAGGGCACTGCGTCTTCGCAAGTCATCACTCATTATCTGAAGTTGGCTTCTACTAAGGAGCAAAAGGAGCTCGAACTCCTGGAGACTCAGAAAAAGTTGATGGATGCGAAGGCAGAAGCGATTGCATCGACGAAGAGTCAGGAGGAGCTCTTCAAAAGTGCAATCAAAGCATTCAAAACCTATAGCGGACAAGGGAGCGAAGATGATGAGCCGGAATATTAAATGCTATTCCGAACTAATTACTTTGCCCACCTTGGTTGAACGATATGAGTATCTTCGTATTGGCGGAAATGTTGGAGAGGATACCTTCGGATACGACCGATGGATCAATCAGGCATTTTACAATTCTGAAGAATGGAGACGAGTAAGAAGAGAAGTCGTTCTACGTGATACTATCGGACGGGAATGTTGTGATCTGGGAATCGAGAAATTTCCAATACGTGGACGAATTCTTGTCCACCACATGGTTCCTTTATTGGTTGGTGATATTGCGGAGTCGAGTGAATTCTTACTCAATCCAGAGTATCTCATATGTTGTTCAGACAACACACATCGGGCAATTCATTATGGTGATGCGAGGTTACTCCCTCAGGATTATACTCCGCGTTCGCTGTTTGATACTTGCCCTTGGAAGCATTAGGAGGAAATATGGCTAAGAAGGCAAAAGCACCGGAAGTCCAGACCGAAGAAACTACTCCGGTTAAGGTTGGTCAGGGTGTCGTGGTCGGTACTGACCTCCTCAACATTCGCAAGGGTCCGAGCGTTAACGATCGGGTTCTTTATGTAATCCAGAAGGATACGACTGTTGAGATCATTTCCGAACCGAATCCTGAGTGGTACGAAGTGGTCACTCCTTCGGGTCACGGTTACTGTATGCAGATCTTCATTAATCGTACTTAAGGAGGATCCATATGACCGATAGCATCCTCAATACGATCAAGAAAAAGATCGGAATCTCTGAGGACGATACTTGTTTCGACGAGGATGTTCTTACGGAGATTAACACAGCATGCTCTTTCCTGTCCCAATTAGGAGTGACGAGTTTCGATAACTTCACGGTATGCGATTCGAGCAACACGTGGGATGAATGTATTTCTGATCGAGCTAAGTTAGCAGACATCAAGACTTATATTTACATCTACACGAAGCTCAATTTCGATCCACCGACAAATTCGTTTCTCGTTCAGCTTCTGAAGGACCAGTTGAAAGAATGCGAATGGCGAATTAATGTCGCCGTTGATCCTTAAGGAAGGAGAGAATTCAAAATGGTCGTTTATTCCGACGAACTCTGCCATTATGGAATTCGCGGCATGAGATGGGGCATCCGTCGGTATCAGAATTCCGACGGTAGTCTCACTACAGCTGGCCGAAAACGCTATTCTACGGGCAAACATCATTCGATTTTTACTCGTAAGAAAACGACTTCAAAGGTTAAAACCAAGCCAGCTGAAGAGAAACCGAAACAGAAGTCCGTCAGCGAGATGAGCGATGCTGAACTGAATGCATTTCTGAATCGAAAGCGTTTGGAACAGCAATACTATCAGCTTATGGCGACGCCTCAGAAGAAATCTGCGGTTACCAAGGGTAAGGAAATGGTTGGGAAAGCATTGGAAAATGCTGCTCAGGATACCCTTACCCAAATTGCTAAGTACGCAATGGCAAAGAGTGTTAACAAGATGCTTGGCGACAATGTGGTCAACGCAAAGGTAACCGACAAGGAAAAAGAGGCCAAGAATAAGTAGGTGACCTAAATGGCATTATCGAACACCGCAGTACCACGGTATTACGGTATGTTCCGTGATGCCGTAGTTAGAGGAGAAATACCGGTAAATCGAGAAGTTTCTTTGCAGATGAACCTCATCGATGATCTTATCGATGATCCGGGCTGTTACTATGATGACGAAGCCGTGGAGGGCTTTCTTGCTTTCTGTGAAAATGAGCTAACCTTGACCGATGGTGGAGACTTAGACCTTCTCGATACATTCAAACTTTGGGCCGAGGATGTCTTTGGCTGGTTTTACTTTACGGAAAAGAGTATACCGGTTCCTAATCCTGATGGTCGCGGCGTTCGTTTTGTTCGAAAGCGAATTAAGAAAAGGCTTCGCAATAAGCAGTACTTGATCGTTGGTCGAGGTGCTGCGAAATCGCTATACGATGCATGTGTGCAGAGTTATGGACTTTGCATCGACACGACAACTACCCACCAAATTACGACTGCTCCGACAATGAAGCAGGCCGACGAAGTTTTATCTCCAATTCGAACTGCCATTACTCGTTCGAGAGGTCCGCTATTCCAATTTCTCACCGATGGTTCACTCCAGAATACAACTGGGTCAAAAGCCAATCGCGTGAAGTTGACCTCTACCAAGAAGGGTATTGAGAATTTCCTGACCGGTTCTTTGCTCGAGATTCGTCCTATGAGTATTGCTAAGCTTCAGGGCTTACGATGCAAGTATGCGAGTATTGATGAATGGCTTTCCGGTGACATTCGAGAGGATGTTATTGGCGCTATAGAGCAGGGTGCATCTAAGATCGATGATTATCTCATCTTAGCCACAAGCTCGGAAGGAACGGTTCGAAATGGTAGTGGCGATACAATCAAAATGGAGCTGGAAAGCATCCTAAGAGGAGAGTATCGCAACCCACATGTCTCCATTTGGTGGTATAAACTCGATAGCATTGATGAAGTCGCAGATCCTTCCATGTGGATGAAGGCGAACCCAAACCTTGGAAAGACCGTTACCTATGAAGTGTATCAATTGGATGTGGAGAGAGCAGAAAAGGCTCCTGCCGCGCGCAATGATATTCTTGCAAAGCGTTTCGGCATTCCAATGGAGGGTTATACCTACTTCTTCCCTTATGAAGAGACCATTCCTCATAAGC